GTTACAAGGACCGTTTCGTAGTGTATAGGTCTTCGGTCATTTGTAACCTCCTCATAGGTTATCCACTTACCAGTTTTACTGGTAAATCCATTTTTTTCGAACTTTACCGCATTTTGTCCTAGTTTGTCAAGGATTGCTTTTTCTATATCTATGGCTGTATCCTTACAACTGACATTAAAGTCAGCATAATAGCCATGATATCGAATTTGTACTCGGAAGTTTTTCATTGTGAATTTCTTACTGTATTAACGAAATGAGGCGGTTTTGAGGCCGCCTCATTAATTTGTTTTAGTTGCTATTACGCACCTGGTGATCCGAAGACACCACGCCAGTCAGACCAGCCGAAGCTGTATCTTTCTCTAGCTTTGTATCTAACGTTACCAGTTTCAAAATCGCCTTCCATAGCGGTTTTGATTGGTGCTCTAACAAAGTGTTTTAGTCCATTTGGTACATCTGTTTTAATGAACCATGCGTCAGTATCTGTTAAATAGTGATTAACCACATAACCTTGTGGAATCACATTCATAGATACAACAGCACTGATGTCATTATCAGCTGTTCCAATTCTACCGACAGATTTTAATAATCTTTCAGCAGTAAATTGAAGCGCCGAAGGAACAACCATTTTTCTTCCTTGAGCTGCAATTTTTAAACCTCTTTCATCAGTTAGCGCAGCAATGTCAATCATTGCTTGCTCTAATGAAGTTTCGTTTAAGTCTGCTGCAGTTGATAGTTCATTTTGTTCTGTACCAGACACAATTACGTGTGCAGTAGAAAACAGTTCTAAACCATCTCCGCCAGTGTACGAACTATTAAATCCTCTGTTGAGAACGTTCGCTGCTTTAACTTGTTTAGCATTAGCCATTGAACGTGCTAGTGCTTTTGTATAACGAGACGCGAGTCTGTCATACAGGTTGTCTTCAATCGCTTCTTCAGTAATTGAAAACGCTAAAGCAAGTGTTTCATGCGTATAACGAGCTGTGAAGGTTTCATTAGCGCTGTCAAAAACAACACCTTGTCCTTCCGCTTTTACTTGAGCATTTGCAAATCCAGATAACATTACTTCTTCTTCAAAAGCTCTGTCTGAATTTTCAGTGTCAAATATGTCTGCGTGCTCGCTAGCGTAGTTCTTGTATTCCAAGCCAAATAAAGCATTTAGGCCGGGTTCTAGTTCTTTAACTAGTTGTTCTCGTGATATAGCCATAATTTATACTCCTTATCCAGCTCCTACAGTGCCTACTCCATGACCAAATAAGTGCATATTTACCATAACACGCCAATTTACATTAGCGGCTGATAGATCACTATTTTTTGGATCACGGGAAACACCGAGTATTAAAAGTTGAGCAGCGGCATCACTAGCAGCAGCAATTGTGCTGTCATCTAGTTCGGCTGTGCTCACCCCATTTAAAGTACTACCCCCGAAATTTACCATATCTGCATTCGAAAATACATCTGCTTGTGTTGACGCACCTGCGTTGTCTGATTGAATTTCAAACATTTGATTAGGATTGTCATAAACAAAAGCTTCAATATCTTTAGATGAAGGCGGTGTTATGCTTCCAGGATAGTAGTTTTTAAACGTAGGTTTCAATGTAGTTGGGTCAACATAAAAACATCCCCAGAATGCGCCCATATTAGGTACAGAGCCTGCCGCTGCGATATCGATATATCCTGCAGCTGCGATAACTGGTGAACCTTGAAATATAGTGCTAGCATCGCCAGCATCTATAAAATGTGAACTCATTCCTGTGGAGTCGTCTCCTTGACCAACCATCTTTAACGGTCTAAGACCGAAAGCGGCATCTTGATTTGCCATAGTTGTTTCCTCCGTTGTCTATAAAATATAGACGATTAATAAAATTCGTTGATAGCAGAAATTGTTAAAAAACTATTTCTTATTACCACCGAAGGTTTGCGTCGAGTGTCTATCAACAGTGATAGGCATACTCGGGTGCTGATCCCTCAGTAGATCTGTTTTGATAGCATCGTCTTGGTCCTTAGCTTTATCAGCATAAAACTTTTGACGTGCTTCGGCGATCTCGTTAGGCACTCTGGCCAGCAACAGCCCACCAACTCCAATGACGCCTGTATATTTACCGGATTCAACAACCGGATAACCTTGATCTTTGTATTCACTAGCCATAACTAGTACGTACCCAGATCTTAGTCGACCTGAAATATTTTTTTGGTCATCAAAACCAAGACTTTCAGATCTTATCCAACGGTGCCTGAATCCATCTGGTGCAGGCGGCGCATCTAAAGATGACGGCGGTGTCCATACAACTTCTCGAGCTTCTTTAGCTCTAGTTTCGGACGCGCGAGGGGCTTTTTTCACTTTATCAGTTTCCATATGCTTAGGTCTCCTTCACGTTATTTAATTGTTTCGCATACTCTTCCAGTGGCACATTCAATTTATTAGCAATTGCTACTTGTGAGGATGTGAGTTTCACAGTTCTGCGTCCATCTTTGTACCCTGTACGCGTAGCCGAAGCTACAGTTTGTTTAGGTTTGGACGTTTGTACTGTAGTATTACCAAATTTGTTGGGGAATTCAAGCTTTATTCTTCGATCCAATTCAGAATAATAATCTTCTGATTGTGGATCGTAGCCTTCATCATCAACCAACTTCTTGTGCATGTCAAAAGCGGTGTAGGTCATGGCATTATCTTTGCCAAACCATGAATTCTTTTGTGCCCAGTCGGTTGCTCTAGCATCCGGTGTAGGTTGAATAGGGGCTTGAGGTATTGTCCCTTCATTTAAGGTTTTACGTTGTTCTTCTTCTTGCTTTTGAGTTACTTTCATTTCAGAAAGTCTTGCTTCTTCGTAACCCAATTTCGCAATTTCTTTTTGTGCAACTACTTCAGCGCTAATATCACCAGCCTCTCGAGCATTTTTAAGTTTGCTTTCAGCGGCAGTTACACTGGAAGTAATTCGATCTTCCATCTCTTTGACATAACCCGTATCTAATTTAGAGAGTCTGTCTTTAAGAGATCTCTGTTCTCCTTGCACAGATTTTGCGTATGTGAGTGCAGCTTCCCTTTGACGTTCAGCTTCACGCATACGTTTTGTTAGTTTAGCAATACGTACTTTTACGCCTTTGCCATAGTCTTCTAGTTCTTGTTTCTGGTCTTCTGTTTCAGGTTTACTTTCCTGAACATCAGGCTGCTCATCCAATTTCGCAGGTGCGTCATCGGGCTTAGCAGGCTCTTCAATAGGTTTTTCATCTTTTACCTCCTCTTTTATTTCTACTACTGCTTTATCTTTTTCTTCTGGCAATGTGACTTCAACATCCGGTCCACTGGTGTCAATATCAATTGTTTTTTCTTCTTTGACTTCTTGAGCCTTTTTTTCTTCGTCAGGCATAGTTTCCTCCTATGTTAATATTCATGCAAGATATCCTCTGGATTCTTGATAGTTGCCAAGATCTCATCATCATTAAGCAACCGAACTTCGCCACCCTCTATTTTTATTCGAGACCCTGCGTAACGGGCGAACATAACCCAGTCGCCTACTTTACACCAAGGTCCTTGCTTATAACGACTTTTGTCCCGATAACAATCAGGACCCATCGCTAATACGTTTCCACACTGAGAAGCCACTTGTTGCTTTTCTACTGTGTCTTGTCCCATTAAAATTCCCCCTTTAGTTTTTTCTCCCATTTTAAAGGGCAGTATAAGAATTCTCCAACCTGTGGGTTGTGGGAGCTTTGTTGATTCTTTGGTAATTTGTTTTGATTTTTTTAACCCAACGAGATCAGCTTTTGGTAGGGTGATCTTCGGTTTTAATTTTAACAACGTTTCCGTCTTCATTTGGCTCCTTGTTTTTTAGCAGGTTAGAGATTTCCTGTAAAATATAATGATACGTTCGTATCTGACCCAACATATATTGATATTTTTCAAAATTGTCAACACCACAGATCATACCATTAACAACATCATCACGTCTGAGTTCGACTAACTTCTTTAATTTAAATAATAATTGGACTCCGTCCATAATTCTTTCTTTTAAACTTTTCCACCTTTCATGAAAGCTCTTCCATAACCATGAGTAGCTCTTCCCCCACTTTGAACAGGAACTCCACCACTAGGATAACCAAATTGGTTATTACCCAAGACCGGCGAGTATCCAGCGGCATGACTCAAGCCACCATTAGCTTTGCCAATTCTGCCACCATCGGCAGCTTTATTCATTGCTCTAAATGTTTTAGCTAGATTATATCTTTTAGAACCTTTAGGACATGTTTCACTTCCAAACTTCTTGCCTGTGCAAGGTTTGTCTTTTCGCATGTTCTTGGTTGCTTTTTGTATCCACTTATCGTCTGTAGCCATTATTTTTTCTTAGCTCCGTTTCTAAATATTTGTGTACCCTTTATACCAAATACGCTGGCAACTACAAGTATCCATAAATTTGTAAACCATTTTGGCAAATTCGAAAAATGCTCGAAAAAGATGTTTATCTTCTCCATAGCGCCCGGATCATTCGACCACACCCCATATGCGAGCACAATTATGGGCAACGTTAATATCGCCAAAACTATTTCGTCCTTATAATCGTTATCTCGCGATTCTAAAAGTTTGCCCTGGTAAGTTTCTTCACCCCGGGCCATCTTAACAGCGTGCATATGCTGTGCATCCGCCATGGCCATTTTTGTCTCTTGACGCTTTTTGTAAATATGAGTTCCAGCGTTAAGAGCCATCTTTGCTAATCCAAACCACATATTATGTCCAGGTTACTGGTTTTTGTGGTCGAGCAGCACGAGTTCCTGTAACAGCGTTTGTATCTTTTTTATCGCCGCTTGTTTTCACCGGTTTATTATTTCTATTTACATCCGGTGTAGGAATCGTTTTCGATTTTCCTAAAGGTGCATACCCTTTTCCTGTTGTCATTATTGTCCTCCTTTTGGTTTCATTCTAGCGAGTTTTAATCTATTTGCATTCGCCATTTCTTGTTTTTCAATGGACGTGTCTGCACGAAGTTCTGCCAGTTCTTCATTCTGGTCAATCTTAGTTTCTTGAACATCTTGATTCATCATCGCCTTCATGTTTTCTAGATTAAGTTTTTGTTCAGCATCTTTTCTTTTTGCTTCATTGTCAAGAGCTCTAATATCGAGTTCTCTTGATCTTAGCTTCGCAATTGGATCATGATCAAATTGAGAAGTAATTTTCTTTTCTTCCTTCATAAAGTCTTCCATCATTTCAGCAATTAATACTGCTTTTCTGGCGTCAATTTTTTGTTGAAGCTGCTGCATCTGTTGTTGCATCTGCGGATTTTGTTGAGCTAATTGAGGATTTTG